GGGACATCGCTTTTTCTTTGCGCGGATCGGACTCTGTTGCGAAGAAGATTGCCGATCTTCAGGGATGGATGGATGGAACGCGCCCCGTCCTAATCACGAAATGTGACATTTTCGGGTACGGAATGAACTGGCAACATTGCGCCCGTATGTGCTTTGTGGGCGTTACATACAGTTACGAAAAACTGTATCAGGGTCTGCGCCGTTCGTGGCGCTATGGGCAGCGGAACCCCGTGACCGCCCATCTGATCTATGCCGAAAGTGAGGGCAATGTGATGGATACGATTGCCCGCAAGCAACAGGAGCACATCGCAATGCAATCGGAAATGGCCCAGGCCCAACACGGCAACCTCAATGCTGATGGGCGGATGAGTTTGCGCGATTCGCGGGGCATTGTGCCAATGATTATCCCGGCGTGGATGACCAGCGAGGCCGCGTAATGCTTGTTGAGTTTGTCTGTGAGATATGCGAGAAGCCAGTTCGGAAGCAGTGGAGTGCCGGGATGAGCGGAAAACCGCGCTACTGCTCCATAGCTTGCAAGTCGGAAGCGCAACGACGAACGAAACCCGTTGATCGGGATTGGCTCTATCAAAAGTATGTAGTAGAGGAGCTTGATTGTACGGCCATAGCTAAACTCGTTGGGCGAAATTCCAAGCGTGTATGGGAATGGTTGCGCGATTACGACATCCCAACCCGCCCGCGTGGGTCGGTGGTAGCGCAGCAATTCCAGCCAGGTCACACCATTTGCCAAGGACGAGTCTTGAGTGAGGACACTCGCGAGAAGATGCGGCAAGCTCGTATCCGTGAAGGAAGCGTGCCTTATCTCAAGAATGGTGTGCATCATCTTAAGGGTAAGCGCGGCGCGGATACTCCTAATTGGAAAGGCGGTATCACTCCTCAACGGCAGTCAGTGTACGGTTCGCTGGAATGGAAAGCAGCCGTAAAAGCGGTATGGAAGCGCGATAACGCCACATGCCAACGATGCAAGAAACATCACAATACCGCGCAAAATCGAGGCACGTTCGATATTCATCACATTGTTAGTTTTGAAGTCGTAGCACTTCGCTGCGTCGTGAGTAATCTCGTATTACTTTGCCAGGATTGTCATTATTGGGTACATAGCAACGAAAACAGTGCAAAGGAGTTCTTAAAATGATAGATGACACCAAGGTTCTTGATCAGGCGTTTGGCGATGGATGGGCACTCTACTGCGGCGATTGCATTCAAACGATGCCAGGGTTGCCCGCCAATAGTGTTGACTTTACGATCTTTTCACCTCCGTTTGCGGAGCTATATGTTTATGGAGATTCTGACGCTGATATGGGCAACTCCGCCGACTCTGCCGAATTCTTTGATCACTTCCAGTACTTGGTTCCTGAGTTGCTGCGTATCACCCGCCCTGGTCGACTCGTCGCTGTCCACTGCAAAGATCTACCCACCTACAAGAACCGGCACGGTGCAAGCGGGCTGTACGACTTCCCCGGCGACATCGTGCGGGCGTTCCAAGAAACCAAAGGCGCGTTGGATGCTGAGTCCAACGGCTATTTCCAGTTCCACAGCCGCGTCACGATCTGGAAAGACCCGGTGATTGAGGCCCAACGCACCAACAATCACGGACTGCTCTTCAGGAACTTCACCGAACGCACCGAAGTCGTCCGGCAGGGCATGGCCGATTACATGCTGATCTTCCGCAAGTGGGCACCCGATATGCCCGAGAAGCAGGTGAGCCAACATCGCACGCCTGGTGATTACATCGGCACCAGTCCACCCGCTGCCAGTATCGATAACAACCGCGACTATGGCATTGCGCTGTGGCAACGCTACGCCAGTCCGGTGTGGTTTGACATCGATCAAACCGACGTGCTGAACTACATGATCGCCCGCGAGAATGAAGATGAAAAGCACCTGTGTCCACTTCAGCTTGGCGTGATTCGGCGCTGCATTGACCTCTGGACAAACCCCGGCGATCTGGTGTTTAGTCCGTTTGCAGGGGTTGGCAGCGAGGGCTATGTAGCCCTCGAAGAAGGGCGCAAGTTCGTGGGCATTGAACTGAAGCGCGCCTACTGGAAGCACGCCCAACGCTACCTAGCGGATGCCGCATTTGCCAAGTCTCAACCCACGATGTTTGAGATGTTTGATCAGAACGACTCTCCATCGGTTGTTCCACCCATCCCGGCGCACGAGTCGTTCGTTGCGTCGCTCTTGCAGCACAGTATCAGCGGGATAGTAGACACCGACACGTACAGCCGCGTGGAATGGCACTTGCGGCGGGCGCTGTCGGAGGTTGCTCCCAGTCGATTTCCGGCCATTACCAGCGGCCCAACCTATCGTGGCATTGAGGCACTGTTAGTGACGATTAACACGTTAGTGGCGGTGAACACCTATCGCGCCATTGAACAACTGCTTACCGTGTCCGATGTTGCGGCATAGGAGTTGTCGATGCGCGTATTCGTTTCCGGCGCAACCAAGACCATTCGCGCCCTTGTTGCCAGCCCTGCCTACGGGTCGCTGGCACGGGCGCATCTCGGTCACTTGCTCACACCCGCCAATGGCAACCGGATCGAGTCGCTGCTGGAAACAGGCCTGCCGATTGCCATTGATAACGGCGCGTTTGCGCAGTTCCAGGCAGGCGCGTCCTTCGATTGGCGCGGGTATCAATCGTTTGTTGCGATGGTTGCCCGCCACTATTCCGCCGCTGATGGCATCTTCCGATCCCGATTGCGCTTCATTGTTGCGCCGGATGCGGTCGGGGATTGGCGGAAAACGGCGAGGATGTGGGCAACGTGGCAGTTTGTCTGCCCACCAGGAGCAAGCACCTTGCCGTGGGCCTACGTGGGGCAGGATGGGCAGCGCAGTGACACCCTACCATTTGCGGGCGATCCGCGTGCAAGCCGCTGGACGGGCAAGGCCGCGCTGTTTATTGGCGGGTCAGATCGCTGGAAGTGCGGAAGCGAATCAGCCCGCTTGGTTGCAGCGGCTAAACGAGCAGGACGGTGGGTACACGTTGGGCGGGTCAATTCGATGGCCCGACTGCGGCGCATCGAAGCGATGGGCGCGGACTCGTTTGATGGCGGGCAATTCAGTATGTTCCCATCGACGTACCTTCCGCGCTACCTCGAACGATTAGCAGTCAGACAGGAGGTACTCGCATTATGAGTTGGCAGGCACACGGCACAACAACCCAGTATTGCACGGGCAAACTCACGATGCAGCGCAATGAGGCCAAAGTCGCGGCGGCGCGATTATCAAAGCGCTGTGGTCGCCCAATGGCCCACTACCGCTGCCCAAACTGCGGCGGCTATCACGTCGGCAGTATCCGCAAGGCACCGAAGCGAATGAAACAGGAGGAGCGATGGAACGAGTCTATGTGATGACGGCAGCAATCCCTGGTCAGAACGTAATCGCCGGGGCGGCACTGTTTGCCGATGATCAACAGGCCATGGAATGGGCCGCGCAAGGCGTGCGCACGGCACTCACCACAATGGAAGGCATCACCGATGACACGGTGGTGAATCTGGTACTCGCGCAACTGAGTGACGATCAGGTGATCGCATTCTTGGCGCAAATCATCTTGTTGCGCGGCGATCTGTTCGATCAGGTGCAATCCCTGGTGATTGCCAACACAAGCGAGGAATGAGATGCAGTGTCCGCATTGTGGTCAAGACATTCCCGTCGCTGTCGTCTTTCCGCCGCATGATCCGACGCTGCCAGGGAAAGCACGAAGGGAATTGCTGATGGTGGCATTGCGCAGCTTTCCGGGCGCTCCGCTGCGCATCTTAGCGCTGCACGTCGGACTTTCACCCGACAGTCCCGCCAACATCACCCGCCATCTGAGCATCCTCGAACGTCAAGGCCGAGTAACACAAATCGGCAGGCGCTGGCGGGTGGTGGAGGGAGTGAACTGATGGGCGCAATGATCTATCCTGATGGGTGGGTATCACTGTCGGAAGTGGCCCGCCGCATTCCGTGTCGCATTGACACCATACGGCATTGGTTGCAGCGCGATCCGACGTGGTGCGGAGGCAAACGTATACTCCCCAATGGTTGTCCGTGCTTGCCCGATCTCACCACCTACCCGCCCGCACCCCCGCACCGCTCCCGCAAGCAAGCTGACAGCCTGCGCAGTATCGGCAAACAGATTGCCTACTCACATACGATGGTGGCACTGTTCAAGCAATCGGATCGCCTGACCCAAGACGAATGCGGCCAATGGAAGGTACGACCATGACCCATCAGCAGATATTAGACGCCTACCTTGCAATCCGTTTGGTCACGGCCTGTGCTATAATCGGCGGCGATGGCCCGCCCGTGTCGGACACGACGATCTACCGCTTAATCAAGGCAGGTCGGTTGGTTGCAGCGGGCAAGGGCCGAGTCACGACGGCGAGTGTGCGGGCGTATTTGTGCGAAAACGGCGCAACAAAGGATCGGGCAGCGTCTACAAGCGCAAGGATCGCGGGTGGGTTGCCCAACGCGAGATCGCGCCC